GACGAATCGACTGTAAAAGATGAGTTCGGTCAAGTACTTAGTATCCGCTCCAAGAATCAACAAATTCAAGATATTCTCCATAACTTATTCTATGATGTATTGAATGTTGAATTCAATCTCTGGCCGTGGGTCAGAAATATGGCTAAGTATGGGGACTTTTTCTTATTCTTAGATATTGATGAAAAATATGGCGTGGTAAACGTTATTCCGCTTTCCGTATACGAAACCATTCGCATTGAAGGACAAGACCCAGGCAATCCATTTTCTGTTAAGTTCAAAGTAGAAAATGATTTCTTGGCACTTGGTAAGAAAGAATTTGATAACTACGAAATAGCACACTTCCGTTTACTGTCAGATACCAACTTCCTCCCATACGGTAAGGCAATGATTGAAGGCGGTCGTCGTGTTTGGAAGCAACTTCAATTGATGGAAGATGCAATGTTAATTCATCGTATCATGCGTGCACCAGACAAGCGTAAAGTGCTGGTCGATATCGGTAACATTCCAGCAAATGAAATTGACACGCATATGCAACGCATCATCGACCGTATGAAGAAAGCACCAGTCATTGACCCAAAGACAGGTGACTATAATCTTCGTTACAATATGATGAACATCACAGAAGATTTTTATCTTCCTGTTCGTGGTAAGGATTCTGGTACAGATATTACAAATCTTCCAGGCCTTCAATTCAATGCTATCGAAGATATTGAATACCTTCGTAACAAGTTAATGGCAGCATTCAAGGTACCAAAGTCATTCCTTGGGTACGAAGAAGATAATAGTGGTAAGGCATCGTTGGCAGCACAAGACGTTCGGTTCGCACGTACCATCGAACGTATCCAACGTATTATGGTGTCAGAGCTCACTAAGATTGCAATCATCCATTTATATGTCCAAGGATTCACCGACGAAGACCTTATTGACTTTGAATTAGAAATGTCAAGTCCATCTGTCATCTATGAACAAGAGAAGTTGAACTTGTGGAAGGAAAAGGTTGGATTGGCTAAGGACATCGCAGACAGTAAGTTCTTATCGCGTGATTGGATTTACCATAACATTCTTCAAATTGCTGAAGATGATGCACGGTCAGAACAAGAAAAGATAGTCAAAGATGTTGAATGGGTTGGTAAAGCAGATGCTGCACAACAAGCAGCTGCACAACCACAACAAGCACAACCAGCTGGAGCACCTGCGCCAGAAGAAACACCAAATGAACCAGAAGCTGGTGCTGGAGATGAAGGTGAGCAACAATTAGATACAGTTGATGCAGTATTAGCGTCACTCGAAGATGTCCCAACGGAAGAAGAAAGTGGGGACGAAGCAGAATTAGAAGAAGCAAAGATGGGTCGTCCAAAGGTTGGTCAAAAGTATGGTCAAGACAGTCACCCACGTGGTCGTGACCCACTTGGACATAAAGAAAATCTAGGAGCATTACGTGTAGGACAACAACGTAAGCCTTCCAGAAAGTCTCCGTTATCTCTTGAAAATCACGAAATTTCAGGTCTAATTAAACAATTAAACGCCCATAAAGCTGCACCAGAAACCTCTAGTATATTAAACGAAGAAAACATTTTAGACATCGAAAACTAACGAACTAGAAATTATCATACTATTTAATATATGATAAGGTATTTATTCACTTATGGCGGATTATTTTTATGAAATCTAGTATTAAGCATAATAAGTTGAGAAACACCGGTATCCTTTTTGAATTGTTAGTCCGTCAAATCACCTCTGATGTGATGGAAAACAAGAAAGATGGGGTCGCTGTCAAGTTAATGCGTGAATTCTTCAATTCTAAAAAAGAACTGGGGAAGGAACTTATGTTATACAGAGCATTTTTTAACGTCCAAAACGTGTCTGAGCAAAAGGCGTTTCAATTGTTAAAGTTAGTAACAGAACAACGAAAGAATCTTGACCAAACTGTATTAGATACCCAAAAATACCTTTTAATTAAAGAAATTAAAAAGAACTTTGACTTAAAGGAATTCTTCGCAGCACGTATCCCCTCATATAAAATTTACGCATCTATCTATAAAAATTTTGATGCAGCAATTAATGGAATCAATGATACCACAACAATTGAAGAATTAGCAGGAAGCCAATTTACGATCGTTGAACACTTATCAGGTAAGTCTGTAAATAAAGAAATCAAAGAACATAATGAATTATCGAATATTATTCGTAGTCAAGACGACGATATTCGATTCCTTGCATATAAGATTTTAATTGAACGTTTTAATGAAAAGTATAAAGGATTAGATGAATCACAAAAGAAGTTACTCCAAGAATATATTTACAATATCTCAAATACTTCAAAGTTAAAGACTTATACACAAACAGAAAGTCGTCGTTTGGCAAAAGAAATTACACAATCATCCAAGAAGGTCAAGGATAAGGTTACTCGTATTAAGCTAGGTGAAGTGGTATCTCAACTTCAAAAGGTACAAACCGCTACCGTTATCAAAGAAAACCATATGACCGCTATGTTAATTGCATATGAAATTCTTAAGGAGCTTAAGGCATTATGAGTAACGAAGAAAAACTTAGAGCATTTATTCGTAAAGTTTTAGAACAAGAACTTCAAGAAATTAGTACGTCAGCTGGAGCTGGTGCATACCTTACTCCAAAAGCATTTCGTGGTAATATTCAAAAAAATATTGCCAAGATGAAAACTGTTGCAACTCAGTTAGGGTATAAGTTATCTCATCGTGGTGAAGAAGAAATGAAACGCCGTGCTGACACAATGGAACAACTTCAAAAAGAAAATCTAATTGAAGGTAAAATGAGATATCACGAATATAAGAAAGATGAAAGTGCAAGCCCAACACAAAAGATTGCAAAGGCGATTTCTGAAGTGAACAAGAATCTTCAAGAAATGGAACGGGTGTTAAAAATGAATACTCGTTTACAACAAGAAAGTGGTCTTGCAAGTGAAGCACTTTATCGCCGGACTCAACAAGGACTTTTAAAGCTCGAAGCACGGTTACTTCACCTCGCCGGTAAAGTACGGGACATCAGAGGAAAGTAATATGAAGAACTTATTAGTTGAATATAACGTAATTGAATATGGTAAAGAATTGTTAGTAGAAGCGGCCGATGTTACTAAGCCATTGATGCTAAAGAATGTTCTTCTCCAACGTGCAGAAGCAAAAAATCAAAACGGACGTATTTACCCAAAAGAAATTCTTTCTAGAGAAGCAGGACTTTACAAGGAAAACTTTGTTGTACAACGCCGTGCACTTGGTGAACTCGACCATCCAGAAAGTCCAGTCGTTAACTTAAAGAATGTATGTTGCAACGTAACCGACCTCTGGTTTGAAGGTCAAGATGTTCGTGGTAACATCGAAATTCTTTCTACCCCGTCAGGTAACATCGTTCGTGAACTTATCAAGAATAACATTCGTCTTGGTGTTTCGTCCCGTGGTATGGGGTCAGTTCGTCAAATGGGCGAAAGCACTGTAGAAGTTCAGGACGATTTTAGTCTCATCTGCTTTGATATCGTAAGTAACCCAAGTACCCACGGAGCGTTTATTAACGAAAGTGCTAAGAGTCAAATTGTTACCCCATATTCACGCATTGATTCACTCGTATACGATTTCCTCAGTGAAGTAAAATGAAATTAGCGAAGGAATTTGTTAAGTTTACCGTTAAAGAATTAGGATTAAAATCATTACCTAAGAGTATTAAGTTCGAAGGTGATGATTATTCTGCGCATCATTTAACATTTGGAACTTACAATCCTTCTACCGATGAAGTCGTGGTGGTGAAAGGTCAACGCCATCCCATTGATGTATTACGTACATTGGCTCACGAATTAGTCCATCACAAGCAACGCGAAGATGGTCAAGAATTAAATGGCGAAGACGGGTCAAATACTGAAAATGAAGCAAATGCAAAGGCTGGGGAATTGATGAGAAAGTTCAGAACCGTTCGTCCAGAAATATTTAATGTTGGTCCGTGGGGATTCCATACTAATATGGAAAATAAAGTTCAATCTATTTTACAAGTTGCAAAAACAGGTAAAGCACAAAAGATTGATGAACATTATGTAGATGGGTTTACTGCAAAACTATTAGTAACAGTTGCTCACAATCTATCCACAGAAAATAGAAAAAAGTTTTATAACGAATCTATCGGTGATATGGTCACCTTAGCATATAAACTAGTTACTAGGTAAATCGGAGGTAGTATGTACGTTGAAGTCAAAGGTGATAAGCAATCAGATTTAGAACGAGCACTCCAGCAATTCGTCAAACAAGTGAAGCGGGCTGAACTGATGGAAGATTTAAAGAAGAAGGAATTCTATCTAAAGAAATCTAAGAGATTACAGAAGAAGAGTCAAGACGCCCTTCGCCGTAGAAAACGGGAAGAAAGTAAGGCACAAAAGAAGAACAATAACAATAATATATTTTAACTAAAAATTGATGTTTTTAGGAACAGACTAATATATATTTAATAGTACACCTCTGTTGGGGTGTGATTTTTGTTGTATTTATACGTGATAATGGCTTAGAATAGTCATTCTAATTCTCACAGGAGAGTACTTTTATGGCAGAGTTCGAATTCACGAACAAGCTTTTAAAGGAAGCAATCGCAGACGCAGAAGCAGTTCGTCAAACTGCTATTGAAAATGCAAAGCTTTCATTAGAAGAAACGTTCACACCCCAAATCAAGTCAATGCTTTCACGTAGACTTCGCGCTGAAGCAGAAGGCATGGAAGAACCAGAAGAAAAGGAAGTAGAAAAGAAGGAAGCACCAGAAGCAGAAAAGGAAGCTCCAAAGGCACCAGAAATGGAAAAGAAGCATATGGAAACTGAAACTGCTAAGGAAATGGACGCTCACGCCGCAGAACCAACTGGTAAGTCAGATATGAATCTTGACTCATCAGAAATCGGCGCTTCAGATAACAAAGAACCATCAGCAGCAGCATTCGATTCAGCAGAAGATGATATGAGTGGTGAAGATGCTGGCGAAGGTGAAACCGATTGGTACGAAGATTGGTCAGATGCAGACTTTGACCTTGACGAAGTAATCAAGGAACTTGAAGCAGACCTCAAGGAAGTCTCACACGACGAAGAAGAAAAGATGGACGAAGCTATGCATGACGAAGAAGAAAAGGAAGAAATGAAAGAAGAAATGCATGGTGACGAAGAAAAGGAAGAAGAAAAGGCAGACGAAGCATACCCAATGGAAGATCCAGAAGGTGGTGCAGAAAAGCCAGAAATTCCAGTAAAGAGTTCACATATTGGAACAGAAGCTGCAGATACCGCAGCTGACGTAAATACTTTCGTAACCGAACCATCGGATGTAAACAAGATGGAAGGTGAAGATATGGAAAAGGGTCACGAAGAAGGTGAAGGGGAAGAAGAATTAGATTTAGAAGCAATTCTCAAGGAACTTGAAGCCGAAGATGAAATGGAAAAGAAATCATCTGAAAAAATGGCTTCCCTTGAAAAAGAACTTGCAGAATATCGTCAGGCTGTTAAGCTCCTACGAGGCAAGCTACACGAAGTCAATCTTCTAAACGCAAAACTTCTCTATACCAACAAACTCTTCCGTAAGGAAGGTTTGACCACCGAACAAAAGGTGTCAGTCGTAGAAAACTTCGACCGTGCATCAAGTGTTCGTGAAGTCAAGATGGTATACGCAGTTTTGGTCGAAACATTAACTTCCGCAGCAAGAGCAGTAAAGGCAACAAAGGCACCAAGTAAAGTGGTAACCGAAGGGTTCGCAAGTAAGGCAACCCCAAGTACCGCTCCAAAGACTGACGCACCAGCTGTTATCGCAGAAAACACTGTTGCAAAGCGTCTACAACAACTCGCAGGAATCATTTCATAACCTCATAGGAGATTAACGCATGTCAGACGTAACATCATTAATCAACGAAGCCGGTTCAGCACATAAGGTAATCGTTGAACAATCCCGCCAATTGGCAGGAAAGTGGGAAAAGTCAGGCCTTCTTGAAGGCTTGAAGGGAGCAGAAAAGCAAGGTATGGCAGTAATGCTTGAAAACCAAGCTTCACAACTT